CAATCTACGAATGGTGGTGGTGTGACACTCACAAAAGGCGAGCGACGCATATACTAGTGCGTGAGGGGATGGAAGATGAGCATTGCTGTGATCCAGATTTAGGTGGGATAACAATGGTCTGCAAAACAAAACTATACTACATATGATCGAATCAAATACTGTGTTGATTGTCGTGCTTGGTATCTACCTACTGCTTGTGCACTTGCACATACTGCACCAGATGGAGTGTGACAAGAACGAGATAGTTGATGAGATAAGAAAGAACGCGAAATGAACGAACAAGACCAACGAATAGCAATCGCGGAGGCGTGTGGCGCTGAGTGGCGCGTGAACAAAAGCGGAAACAGGCTTTTGGTATTTCCTCAACTTTACAATCTTGATGGAACTTGTGACCTAGCCAAGGCGGATGGGACTGAACGATTGGCAGCTTGGGACTACATCTGGCGCGAAGGTTGCATTCCCAACTACCTCCACGACCTCAACGCCATGCACGAGGCGGAGAAGGTGTTAACCGACGCGCAATACACTCAATATGAAAACCTAATGTGGGATATAATAGCCACACAAAGCAAGTGGCAAAAGGTGGGTGGTATAATGTTACCAGCGGAAAGGTTTCGAGACTCTAGTGCCACCGCCGCCCAACGCGCTGAAGCATTTCTTCGCACAATCGGCAAGTGGAAGGATTAAGATATGAAATACAAAATAGGTGATGTAATCAAAAACACAGATGCGTTTGGTGATGTTGAAGTGGTTGATGGCTTGATTTCTCCAACATCAGGACAGTATTGCTTTTGTGTTAAACTGCTAGATGGTTCTGACTCACACATGCTATGTTGGGAAGCAGAACTTAACACAGGCGATTGGAAAGTGAAAGAGTAATCTATGCCCAAGCTAACTCCCTTAGAACAACAGCATAAGAAGCAACGTCACTCACTGCTAGTGCTGTGCAATCGCATCTCCTCAGCATTCAATTTCAAACAGATACCAACATGGGGAGATGTGTTCAAGATGGAGGGAATGTCATCGACAGAGATACAGAATGCATTCCCTGAAGAGCAGCACAAAGCAGTCATGTGGCCTGAGCTTAAGAAGCATCTTGAAGAGTTGAAGATGCGTCTTGAGTTGGAGATAGGCAGAAGCGTTAATGGTGAGATTAAACCAGCAGAGAAGGACGAGTCACCACTCGCCACAGTATCTATTTCTGACGCGATAAGCGAAGCAGAAAACGATGGCAATAAAGCTGATCCTGTAGTTGCACCAATGCCTCCTGCCGCCGCGTTCAAAGAGCAGAACAAAGAGCCAACAGAAGCATTGACATCAGATAATGACTACGGACTGCATCCATCACCTAATGAGATAGCTTTCCACTTCTGGTTTCAGAAGAAGTTAATCAAGGAGATTTGGGATGGTATCATTGTGCATGATATGCACGGTCAGTTGATACTGTCATCCACTGGCACAGGCAAGACTTTCATGGCGGCGGGACTAATACGCAGGCTGCTTGATATCAAGTTCGCTGATGACAAAACTTATGGCCACGTAAAGTATCTATATGTCACTCGTGCGTCTATCGTCGAACAGACAAAGCGAGTGTTCAAGAAGTTCTACAATATTGGTATACGTGACAGCGTAGAGATTCTCAATATCGAGCAGTTGCGCAGTAGAGCAGGTCAACTGTGGATCAAGGAAGAGATTAAGATTATCGGTGGCGAAGAAGCAGTCGAGTATAAGTGGCGCAAGATGGTTAACCCAGTAGTTATCCTGTGGGATGAGTGTCAAGCGTTGAAGAATCCTGGCAGCATACAGCATCAGATTGGTGCGTCAGCCAATGATATTGAATCTGACATTTACCAAGTATTCATATCTGCCACTCCATTTACTCGTGTTAGTGAGGCTAAGTGCTTTGCTGTGTCAACGCGTAAAGATATAAGCAAGATGCTTGGGTTGCCACATGGAGCACAGTTATCCAACTCCACATGGCCTACATATGCTTCGTCAATAGCTTATCCGTCACCACCTACAGACTATAACGAAGCAGCAGTCGAGCGTCTGACAAAAGACTTAGACCCATACATCAAGCGAGTGCGTGGTGTAAGGCCGCAGTTTGATGCTATCAATGGCATCGAGATGATTCACTTCGAGACGAAGGAGGAAGAGAAGTATTATCTTGACACAGAAGAGCGTTACATGCGCAAGAAGGCCAAGTTGCAAGAGGACATTGATAGTGGGAAATTGTCAGGCGGCGGCATCTGGCCATTGGTATTGCTCAACGAGCGTTGCATGGCCGCAGAGTTGTGTCGTGCACCACACATAGCAAAGAAGATGTTTCATGCTGTGCAAGAAGGTTATGCTGCTGTATCTGCTGACAAATACAAAGCGACGATCATCAAAGCGGTGCAGATACTGATAGAGAAGTATGGTGTGTCACGTGATCAGATATCTCTTATATGGGGCGGCGGCCAAACTAAGCTCACAAAGAAGCAATCAACTGCACTTGAAATTCAAGGGAAAGCAGAGAAACTTGCTGATGCTGGCTACACAGTAGACCAGATAATGAAGATGCTCGACATCACAGAAGAAGATTTGGTAGCTGCTATGGCAAGAGAGGAAGCACTGGAGAACATAGACCCAGCTATGCGTCTAGGGCCACAGTCGCCGGAGGAACGACAGAGCGAGATTGATAGGTTCCAGTCAGGTAAGACACTTTACTGCTTCTACACTTTCAAAGCAGGTGGTGTTGGGCTGTCACTGCATCACACTGATGAATTCACTCGTGAGAAGGTGCGTCACAAGCCTAATGGGTATGCGGTGATTGAGGATATTCCTAACATACCAGTTAGGCCGCGAATTAACTTTGTTGCACCGACATACAGTGCGATTGAATTAGTGCAAGGGTTGGGCAGATGCCCGCGGCTTACAAGCTTGAGTAACACTATTCAGCGGCTTATCTTCTATGCCAACACAGTAGAGACTGATGTAGCACGTATCGTTAGCGCGAAACTTAGGTGTTTAAGTAAGGTAGTCAGGATGAGAGAAGCGTGGAACGACATCATAGTGGGTTCCGCTAAAGTTGAAGATCATATTAGCAACACTAAAGATATGATAGATAATCCAGATGAACTTACAGGAGCAGATGAAGAGGAGGATGAATGATAATACATCCATTTCAGTGCGAGTGTGATGCTTGCAAGCTAATAGATGAGTGGCAAAAAGCTCGTAAAAAAGCATTACAATACATTTACAACAATGATGCTTTAGTCAGAGAAAAAGCAGACGAGCTGCATCATTCACGTATGCTAGGTCCACCAACTTGCTTACAGTGTATACAAATAGCAGCAAGGAAGAGGTATCAAGAGTTAACAATCATATGAAGATAAAAGAAGTCAAGTTAATGATTGACAAATCGTGGATTAAAATTCCTGTTGGAGTTTCACTAACCATAATAAGAGACCAAGGAGTTGTTTGGGTGTCGTTCAAAGGTGTGTGGTATTCTCTTCCAACAGAGAATGTGTTATTTGCTACTGTTATAGCAAAGTTTTTCAAACCAAAGAAAGGAAAGAATGAAACTAAATCTTGAGTTAAAAGAGGGTGGAATGCCAACAGAAGCAGGACTGTATGTGTGTGAGCATCCTGACTCTGGAGCTAAACAGATAGTAGAAGTCAGGCTTCATCCAATTGATAATGTATTAGTAATCTTTCAGTTTGGTAGGATAAAGCCATACACACAATATTCAGAAGACAAAGGCTTCTTTTGGTCAGAAAGAATAGAAATATGATAACACTCAAATCCCCAATGCTAGCAGCACCGCTGATGTCACTTAACAGTGAGCATACAGATGACGCTATACTAGCAGCGATGAAGAAGCTGCACTATCCTGTTATGGCCACATTGAAGAAGGATGGCATACGTGGCTTGCGTCTCAACAGTAACTTACTTTCTCGCACTTTCAAACGCATCCCTAACTTTGACCTCTGCACTCGCTCCATGATCCTTCCCGGCGGCGCAGATATGGAGTTGTGGAACAAAGACTTAGCCTACCACGAGATTGAGTCTATTGTGATGTCTCGCAACCATCCTGACACTGACAAGATTCAGTTCCACCTACTTGATTGGGTGATGCTCGGGTCGTATGCAGAGCGTGTGTATAAAATCATGGAGATAATGCCTAACTACGCGCCAGCTATGGGTGTGAAGTTTAGCCCGCCGGTGATGTGCGATAATGCTGAGCAATTGATTGCGTTCTTTCTGTTGTGTGAAGAGGAAGCTGGTGAGGGGATATGTTTCAGGACACCAACATCACCGTATAAGCAAGGCCGCAGCACACTCAAAGAGCAGTATCTTGTGAAGCTAGCACGCTACATAACTGCTGAAGCTGTGATTGTCGGATTTGTGGAGCAGATGGAGAACACTAATGGCCCGCAGTGGAACAGAGCAGGGAAGATGGACAGAAGTAGTGAGTTAGCTGGGATGGTTGGGAAGAATACGCTTGGGGCATTTGTTGTTAGACCTGCTGGTGTGCCATTGAATCCAGATAATCTATTCGGTGACGAATTTAAGATAGGCACAGGCATAGGACTTGATGACAATCTAAGGAAAGAGATATGGGATAACCAAGACAAGTATCTTGGTCGTGTCATATCATACAGGAGCAAACCACATGGAAAGAAAACAAAGCCGCGGAGTCCAACCTTTAGAGGCTTTCGAGACAAAGAATGATGGCAAGAGAGTGATGCAGCCAAAGGTGATTGGGAAAGATGTATTCTATAATGCATTCCCATTCTACATGCATCTTCACACGTATGATGTTGTCGATATCATGTGCTACACATTCAATGTGCATCTGGTAACAGAATCGCTGTCTGTTGATCGTGTCATAGCTACTAAGCTAACATATGCTGCACCAGACGTTAATGTGCGGCTAGCTAGTAACGTGCACACCAAGATGTATCTTTGCTATCATAACAAGCTTGATTCTGTCTTTGTTGGCAGTTGGAATTTCTCGTCGCCATCGTATGTGGAAGTGATAGCTAAACTGCCACGGCGGGAGAACAAGAATGCACTTGAATACTTTAACAACATTTGGAAACAATTAGAATAATATGCACCTAAGCGCACATGTTCCAGAGTTGAAGATGAAAGATAATAAGCCAGAGCTTGAAGAATTTATCGACTGGTTGCATTGCAACTCTGTTATCTTTGTAAAGTGTAGGCATGAAGCTAGTCATTTTAATCTTTCTGAAAGAGAACAACTGTTGCTAACTATCTATTGGTTATCAGTTCAACATGAGATAGACGTTAAACAGTTGTATGAGATGTATGCGAAGAATGGAGTGATGATATGAACTGCCCACTATGCAATGCCTCATGGCCTGCTGACCTCAACGAGAAGCAATTCCTGTGCCCAGGCTGCCAGCACACTTTCACTCGTCGTGATTTCTGGCTGGTAAAACAGATTC